GGGCAATCTCTAGCAATATCGGAGAGATAGTGCGAAGTTTCAAAGAAAGTGGCAAGATTGGCACCAGCCGACCTGCCAGTAAACGTGCAGCAGTCAAGCAGGCTGCGGCCATAGCTTATTCAACGGCTCGCAAAACAAAGAGAGGTATGCGATGAACTACGATGCAACGATGAAAGCAGAAGGCAATAAAGAGATGAAGCGTCAAGAGGCGCAAGCCGCTGAAGCTGGTCGCAATGAAGTTGCAGGCTCGCTTGCAGCGCAACGTGCTCTTGGCAGAATGCCTGTGCAGAAAATGCCTGAGCGTCAGCCTAAGCGTCGCATGATGCGATGAAGCGTAAGACCTCTGGGATTAACCCAGACCTAGAGTCTGCGATTAGCAAGCTCTTGGCTGAGGTCATGGCTGATCCAGAGGCCACACTCACGGACAAGAGCAAGATCATTGACCGTGCGTTGAAGTTGGAAGCCATCCGATTGAAAGCATCGGATGCTGAATGGGGTAGCGGGTTCTTAGACAGCGATGATGATGATAGTTAAGGTAACATAGAGAACCTTAACTAACCCATGGGGCTGAACATGGATTCAAACTTGCTGTTGAAGGTAGTGCGGATTTCTTTGAAGTTGGTGGTGGCTAGGGTTTTGACAATCTTGGCGTTGTCGATGACTTTTGCCTTGGCTTGCTGGACGATGTGGGGGCCGACGTATGAGCGACTCGCTGCATTATTGATCTTTGCCATCACGGTCTTTTTACCATCCTTGATAAAGGAAGCGAAGCATGATGACGATGACGAAAATAGTGAGCAAGCAGGTGGTACTAAAGCCTAGCCAAGGTACGGCCAAGCAAGTTACACCTAACTTCCAACCGAAGTTCATGAGCGGTGATAAGTGCTATGGCACGATGACTGCTGCACAGCAATGGGGTAACAAGAATGGCAACCGTTAATCCTTTTGAGCCTGGTGGTAAGACGGTACAGGTTCTTGCTACAACAACCTCTCAAGTTGTAACGCTTACACCAGACACGATCTGCAATCAGTTGCTTGTTACAAGCCATGAGAACTCAGGCTCTGGTAAACCTGTGTACTTTCGTATGTCCACAACCGACCCAGCGCTGACGGTAACAGTTCCTAGTGCAACGGCTCAGTACGCATTGATTGCTATTCAAGATGACATCAGGACGTACACCATACCTGGTCAATGCAGCCCTACAACGCCGCTTTACATTGCTGCCATTACGGAGTCTGGTACGGCTGAGGCTTACTTCACTGCTGGCAACGGGAAGTCATAAATGGAAATCTCAGTATCTATCATTGTTCAGGCTTTGATTGGTGCTGCTGCCGGTGCGTTTGGTGCTTACGTTGCCATTCGGTCAGACTTGGCTCACTTAAAAGCAAGAGTTGATATGTTGCATGAGGCTGCTAGCATGGCTCATAAACGTATTGACACGATGTTGAATAAGTAAATGGCTTGGTCAGACGTTCTCAAAGCGGTAATCCCCATCGTTGTAGCAGCGCTTGCATGGCTCTTAGGTCAAGTTGCGTCATTTTCTGAGCGGCTCACTAAAATCGAGGGGCAGATGCCTGCGTTGATTACCAAAGAAGGCACTCCGACTGATAGTCCAATTAGTGCAGAGCGTAGGCAGATTCAGAAAGAACAGCTTATGCAGCACATCAATGAGCTACAAGTTAAGGTGCGATTGCTTGAAGAGCGTGAGCGTCTTAAAGGGAACAAGTAATGTTTGAGTTGCTTGGCGGTGGCTTGCTTGGAAGTATCTTTGGTGGCCTGTTTAGACTAGCGCCAGAGATATTGAAGTATCTCGACAAGAAGAACGAACGTCAGCACGAACTCAACATGTTTCAACTACAGACTGACCTTGAGAAGGTGAAGGGTCAGTTTCGCGTCGAGGAAAAGTATGTTGATTACTCTGTTCAGCAACTCGATACGATTAAGGCTGCGTTTGAAGAGCAGGCTCAGACAGCTCACGAAGCAGGTAAGGTGGTGGCTGCTATTTCAGCTCTGGTTCGCCCTGGCATCACCTGGGCATTGTTCTTTATGTATGCAGCAGTCAAAGCGGCTACGTTGGTATTGGCTTTTCAAACAGAAGCGCCTTGGCATGAAGTTATTCTGAAGTGCTGGGATGAAGATGACTTTGCACTCTTCATGATGGTCATCAGTTTCTGGTTCGTTGGCAGAAGCATTGAAAAATACCAGCGTTCATGAGGCGATCAACCTCTCGATCCAGGTTCTTATTAAGCCCTTTGAAGGCTATGCTCGCAGACTTCCCAATGGGGATTGTGTTGCTTATCCTGACCCCGCTACTGGTGGCGACCCTTGGACTATTGGCTATGGTTCTACTGGCAGTGGCATTGGCCCAGGCACTATGTGGTCAAAAGATCAAGCCGAGCAGCGTCTTCAGGAGCATGTCCAATACTTCAGTCAAGGGTTGGTAAGACTCTCACCAAAGCTCTTGCAGGCATCACCTCGTCGCTTTGCCGCGGTGCTCTCTTGGGCATATAACTGTGGTCTAGGCAACTACAGAATCAGTACGTTCAAGAAGCGTGTCGATGCTAACGATTGGCAAGGTGCTGCTGAGCAATGCTTGCTTTGGAACAAGGCTGCTGGCAGAGTGTTACCTGGGCTGACAAGACGCAGGCAAGCTGAAAGCATGATGATGAGGTAAGCATGGCAAACCCTATTTCTAAGACCACCAGAGGCAAAGGCCGGCACTTCCAGTCTGTCGCAGAGGGTGGTGGCATGACAGAGGCCGGTAGAAAGGCTTATAACAGGGCTACAGGCTCTAATCTGCAAGCGCCTGCACCCAACCCTAAGACACCCAGAGAAAAGGCTAGGAAGAAGAGTTTCTGTGCTCGATCACGATCTTGGTCTGGCCCCAGAGGTAAAGCAGCAAGAAGACGTTGGAGATGCTAATGAAACCAGGTCTATACACCAATATTCATGCTAAACGTGCTCGCATTGCCGCTGGTAGTGGTGAACGCATGAGGAAGGTTGGAAGTAAAGGTGCACCGACTACCAAGGCTTTTAGAGAGTCTGCCAAGACTGCAAAGCGCCCTACACGCTCTAAATCGAGATAGCTCTCCCCGCCTCCAGGAAAAATCGATTTTCCAAAAAAAAACCCCGCCAGGGATGCGGGGGAAGCTCGTTGGGAAGAGCAAAAGGAGGACAGAATGGCAGTGAGGCTGTCTGATAACGCCTGCCTCTGGCGTAACCTAGCTCTCAGACTGAGTGGAGACTAAAGTTCATTCTGCATGAGCGTGATGGCATCGTCAAGCAAGAACACGGCTAAGCTCTTCTTACCATCACCCCTGCAAACCACGACAGGTATTTTCTTACCATCGGCTGAAACAATCGCTTGTTCCATCCATTCGTAGAGTGCAATCTTCCTGCGTCGCTTGCATTCGATCATAAACGGCCCTAGATCGATGTCAGAGCCTCCATCCCTTGCTTGCCCTAGTACACGGGTTACTTTCGTCCCTAAGCGCTCTGAGAGCGTTTTAGAGACTTCCCTTTCGTAAGAGGCACCACGATCTTTACCTAGCTTGCTCAATTGCTTTGCCTCTTTAACATGTTGTAAGCGTGATGTCTTACTTCGTCATTAACAGCATAGCCAAGCAAGTCTGGATCACACAGAGAGCGTAAGAACTCATCTCGCTGTGCAAGCAGGCTTTCTAGCCTTGCACAATGGCTTCTAAGCTCGCTATTCAGTTCTCTCAAGGTCTGGATACGTTCTGAATCGGTCACGGCCATGATTGCTCCTTTCAAGCCATATCGTCTTTCAGTGCAGCATCGTAAGCTCTGTCATCAGCGCCTTTGATGATTTCATGTGTAGTGAACTTAAACACACAGGCCACACAGCGTCTACGCCTTGTTACAAAGCTCGTAAAAGGCTTTTTCTTCTGGTGCCTGCGTGTTTCAAGAATGATCGTGTCATTCATTTCACCCTTGTCAGCGCATCGAGGGCAGAGCATTAGAACGGTACGTCATCAGAAAAACCAACCTCTCTTGGAGGCTTGGGCTGGTAGCGGTTAACCCTTAGCGTGAAGAAATCACCATAGGCTGAAGTCTTCTTCCATGAAGACAGTTTGATCTGATCACCAGGCTTGAGTTCCTCATCAACGATGTAAAAGCCTTCAAAGTCTGGCCCTTTCTCATGGCGTTTCTCTTTCACGCCAAATAGAACGCCTTCGCCTGGTTTGTTTTCGTATTTACCTCTGGTCGTACTCATACTCTTTCCTTTATCAAAGTGTAGTTGGCAAATGTCTTGCCGTTATGTGATGTCACCATCTCGGTGTTGATGACATGCCCTGCTTTCCTTAATTCTTCGACTCTGGCTGCAAGTCTCGTGGTGCCAATCTCGCTATAGGCTTGCAGTTGCGTAAGCGGCCCTTGGTGCAGCCGCTCAAGCACTGCTTGCGTCTGCGTTAGAGGCCCATCTCCAGATCGTCTTCCTCTGCCTCCAGAGTCACTACCTTTTTTGTGACGTAAGCCTCG